GTGTTTTCTGACAGCATTCCAGCACCACCGATAGTACAGGTAGCGGCATAGCCAAGGGAGTTAAGAGCATCAGCGCATTTCTCACCTTCGACCCATATGATTTTGTTAGCGTCTAAAATGTTCGGGATATTGTAAAGGGGTCTGGGTTCTGGCACGCCTTGACGACCATTCATGAATTGACGGAATTGTTTTTTAGGTTTCCCGGAGCTATCCCGAACAATTCCTCCGGTTTCGTCCCGGTCATAGTATTTGCGCACGGATACGATAACTACACCGTGCTCGTCTGTGTAGACATATTCGTCCTCGAACGGCGTGCTAGAGCTAATGGATGCCTTTTGTTCGGGTTTTGGTGTATCTGCAACCGCTTGAGGTGCTGTTGCTACGACAAAGCTTTGTGGGTTGTTCGGCTTAACAATGTTTTCAGGAGGCGCAACGTAGTCTTGGTGCATATATTGAGAGAACATCTGAACGCACTCTGACATAGAGTAACCGCGTCCTTCCTTTAAGACCTTAGAGATACCGCCAATACCATCGCCAGATTCAAAGTCTTTTCCCGTAAGGAACCACGGGCTACTCTGGTCAATGTTGATACGCATAGACCTACCAGCCTCACCACGAAGAGAGCCAATAAAGAATTCTTTACCTTTTTGGATGCCTTGTGGGTATGTATCGAACAGTATTTGCAACTGTACCACTCTAGGCACTTCTCTTGAAATACGCTCCGTGATTTCCTTTGTTGTCTTGCCAAAACTTAAAACATTCATTACTTTGCCCCTTAATACCCTACTTCGCTCATTAATGTGGGGTGATGCCGTCCAAGCGCACCTCACATTTTTTTTATGTTTTCCAACAAGTTTCTTTAAACTCACACCACTTGCATAAGAAGAAATCTTTACTTTGAGCAATACGCGGTAGAATGTCACCAGCTTTTGATGCCGTCAATATGTTTACTGCTCTATCGCTCGCCTTTTGAGCAAGATTATGATCATACGGCACAAGCTCGTAATAAACTTCAGAAGTGTTTTTGTTCACTACAGTGAATAATGCAGGGTTCTCATGAAGCTCCATATAAGTCTGATACAGAGCAATTTGAGTTGCGTAAACTGGATTAGCTTTAGCAACTCCATGCCGAACAAATCCCTTGAACTTACTGTCGTTAGCTGACTTGCATTCCCACAGGCTAGGATAATCCATATCCACTGGGCCTGCACAAACAACACCATCAATGTGTCCTTTGATCTCGCCATTAGCTATTGAGAAACCGAACTGCTTGCCGTCCTTGTGCTCTGTGCGTAGGTCAAATCCTGCGTCCCTGAGCCACTTAGCGGCATAGTCTTCAATCTCATGACCGAACTGAAAGATACGCAACGTGCGTGCAGTAAATGCTTTGCTGGGGTCAATCGGATAGTTGAGGTAGCGGTACTGTATTTTACGCTGACACTCATCACCAATACTGGACGCACCGATATACTTACGGCGTTCCCGTTTTTCTTCGCCTGCCACTATGCCCTTATCTACAGCTTCCTTGATTTGATCCGCTAAAGGATCAGATCTAGAACGGGATTGAAGTAGAGGGCCAAGCGCCTGTTGACTTAAAGTAAGTGTCTTCGAGTTTTCCAATGTCAATCTCCGCTGCTAGACGTTTCGATTCTTGTATTCCAAAAACAAGTGTTTGCACTTGCTCTTCAGTAAGGTCAGAAAATTTTGTATTCCAACCAAACTTCCCTAGTATGAAGGCTAATTCCTTCATAGGTTTTGGGGCTGTATCAACTTCGCTCAATGTATTGTCTCCCTTCCTAATACGCATAAATTCATTATGCTGTTTACTTCTTCTTGATCCGCGTCCTTGTTTTGAAACGCGATATTTAAAAGCTCTTCGCCTTTTACTTCGATAACCGCTGTTCCAAATAGAACTACGTTATCTGCGTCTTGCAGATGGTCAGTAATGATTTCGTTTGCTGACGATTCTATTTCAACCATATCCGTAGGGTCTTTGACAAAGCACACGATGTCATACTCGACTGTTTCGAAATTATCTTTTGACTTCTCAGCGATCATAAGGTGCATTTCAAATCTTGGCATTACGTTCCCTTAGCGGCTAATTCTCCGCCACAAGCTAGATATCCTGAGCCATCAATATAGTTGTCCATATGCTTTGGGTTGGACTTGATACGAGCTACCTTGAGCAAATTCATCATTACAGATACGTCAACGGCGCTTACGTTTATACCAAGATGAATAGACCAGTATTTGCCTATCGTGGAGAAGTTGTCTTCCATGTTTCCATGATCAGCGGCACGATCTTTTGTGACGTATTTTTTTGCCGTGTCTAGTATTTCACATCTTTGCATAATCTTTCCCCGTCAACTTTTTCCAGTTGTCTGCAATCAGTCTATCAATTTGATCACGATTAAAATAGTACCCTAAGCAACAAGCCGCTTTATACTTAGTCCAAGAGAAGTCCATCTCGCTTACTTCCACGCCATTATTACGCAGAAATTCCTTTTGCTTTGGAGTTGCGGCTTGGTTTAGCCAGCGTTTAGACTTGTTTGCAGCCGTGCTGTCTTCGATCTCACGCAGGAAATCATCAGCCGCAGCCATCGCTTGTACCTTCTCACCGATTGAAACCACTCTAGCACGTCCATTCTGAGCCTTTACAATGGCGATCCAGTAATTTCCAACCTTGCCTACCATAGAGAAACCTTGAAATCCTGTAGCCATCATTGCAGTGCCTAAGCCGTAGGGATCAATCCACATAAACGGAGACATCTGCATCAGATCGTATTCGGTCATCTCAAAGTTGTCTAAAACATCTTTAACTTTTTCTTCAAACTCATATTCACAGATTGGACATACGCGAGTATTTAAAGCAACTTCGCTATCACATTCTGGACATATTTTTGTTGGCGCTTCGGCATTTGGGTCTTTGGGTCTTCCATCTAGGTTTGCAGTTTCATCTAAAGCCCCGTGAGTAAGTATAGATGTGCCAAAGTCCATGACAACGCAATCGGTCTTGATGATTTTTGGATATAACTCAGGATCAAGAATGCGTAGACCACGACCAATCATTTGCACCATTGTCCCCTTTTGAGAACACGGGCGGGTCAGGATGATACAGGACACAGGCGGAGCATCAAATCCTTCTGTCAGCACCATAACATTCACAATGACCTGCGTGTCACCAAACTCAAGATCGTGCAACATCTCAGCGCGTTCGTCTTTTGGCGTTTCTCCAATTACGAAATTGGCTCGGACGCCAGCGCGTAGGAAAGCCTCACAAACGTGTTCAGCGTGTAGGACTGTAGAGCAGAACACAACGGTCTTGCGATCCCCTGCCTTCTCTTTCCATTCTTCTACGATGCGTTCATTGATAACGCGGCGATCCATAATGGCCGCAACCTCTTCCATGTCATATTCTTTGCCACGGCGTGTAACATTGTCGAGTTGATTTTTAAGTCCAAGGTCAACAACGTAGGACGTTGGGCGAACTAAAAAGCCTTCACGGATTAAAGTCGCCAATTCAATCTGGTGTGCGCAATTATTGAATACACTGCGCAAACCTTTGCCATCTCCACGGTTAGGCGTTGCGGTAAAGCCTACGATCTCAGCTTCGTCGTTGTCTTCTCTGACTGCATTAATAACCTTGCGATAAGTGTCAGCCGCCGCATGATGCCCTTCGTCAATTACAACCATGTCAAACAACGGACGATCCCGTAGGTTTCTATCGCGTGACATTGTTTGGATCATTGAGAACACGGCATCGCCGTCCCAGTGCTTAACTGTTCCGTTTACGATGCTTGTTGTGATGTAGGGATTAACCTTCTCGAACTTATCTTTGTTCTGTTTGACTAGCTCGTCACGATGCTGAATGACAAGAATACGCTTGCCTTTCTTGTGACGTTCTCCAACCAGAGCAGAGAGCATGATCGTTTTGCCAGCACCCGTAGGAGCGACAACTAGGGTATTACCGTGTTTGTCTAAGGCTTTACAGGCGTCAGAAACGGCTACCTTTTGGTAAGGACGTAATATCATAATAAACCTATTTGCTAGAATAGTTGGGGGGTTAGCGGCCACGGCCCCCCTATCCGTGTTCTAGCAGGCGCGGAATGGCCCTGCCGCTAGATTATTGTTGCGCCCAAGAAGGTACTGCACCAGATGGCTGTGGAGCCGTTGGTTGCTGTCCTTGTTGCATTCCAGCCGCAGGAGTAGTCTGCATTGGAATACTGCCTTGGGGCAAGAATTCGCTATTATTTGGCGTAAGAGCAGCCATCAATTGGTTATTATCTTTATAACCGTTCGTACCCTTCTTAACACCAACTTTCACACAAAGCTCCATGCCATTCAAGTCCATCATTCCACTGATGTTACGATTTTGTTGTGCCTGTGGAGACATATCAGCAGGATCAATGTTGCGTGCGCTTTCCACGATTGACTTCAGCGTGCGAAGACCAATCTCTTTTGCGAGAGGCATACCACTTGGGCCTAGCTTATCACCATCAATAAAGACGCTGTGCCAGAACTTGCGGCGATCAAATTCACCACCGATAATGGTAAACTCTAGGTTCATCCACTTAGCAGATGTGCTTGCTGATTTCTTAAACCATTGGCCTTGACCAAACTCAGGAACTTCTACGTCACCTTGCTGAACAAGCAACACGGCGCGTACTATTGTGCCTACTGGAATAAGAGAGAACTCTTGGTTTTGCGGGTTTGCATCTTCGGGTACGTTATTAAAATTAAGCATTATGCTTCTCCTTCGCTAGAAGTTTGAGTTGTAGGATCGACAAAGATCAATTCCTTGTCGGTTTTGTTAGGGCCAGCAGTCATCTTTTCAATTAACTTTCCAAGATGAGGCTCCTCTAGGACATCAAGTCTGCCAGAACGGTCTTTGGCTGGATAGCCCCATTCGTTCAGAGGTTGACATACAAAGGCACGATATTGCCCATGATCACCTGTCAGGACGGCCATTGTGATTACTTCGTCTACAATACCGGGCAATTCACGACCAGTCTTTGCGCCTTCGATCTGCATATTGTATTGCTTGCGGCCATAATCGTCAGTGACCTCATCCAAGATGCCAACAAAGATTACGTTCTTAGCGCGGATGTGCTGGATGTGTGTAAGCCACGACATCATTTCACGACCATGCAAACCGTATGCGGCACGAGTGTCTAACTTACCAGAGCGATCAGAGCGTACTTCTGGCTGTTGTAAGCACCACTGGAAGCACAAACGCCCTGCTACGGTAATCGAGTCCACAAACAGTGTATCGTACTTCTGCCATACCTCTGAGCCATCGCCATACATCTGCGCTACATAATTGTAATGTGATTCGCTGTATGGCTGATCTTCAGCCAAGGATGGATTTGCTCCGCCTAAGAAGCAAGCTAGGTCACGGCAATCTGCCCATGTACGTGGACGAACGACATCGATAGGGTGTCCTTCGATAGCCGCGTCACCAGCTTCTAAATCCATAAACAAAGTTGTCGCTGGGTTTAGAGTGCGAGCCAGCGTGGTTTTACCCACACCGCTTGCGCCACAGACTACAATCTTGTGGCCTTTCTTTTCAGCCATACGCTGATCTGCTGAGATGATTTGTAGTGCCATTACTTTTCCTCCAACTCTACTGTGAAGCGACCAGCTTCTGTGGTTCTGCACTCTTCTAATACTCGCTTAACTGCGGGTGGAGAGGCTGTGAAGTTACGCTCATCAACGGCAAAAGTAATCTTTGCGTAATGGCGTGCGTCTTCTTCCGACATTGCTCCCAATGCGTCACGCAACATATCTTGGTCCCATGTTACCTTCTTGGCTAAATTAACTTTAACCTTATGATTTCCGTCAACGATGTAAGCTGTACCAAAGTCTTTATTATCATCACGAAGTGAGTCCTTCGCGGCTGACATAAATGTGGCTGATAGCTTTTCATCAACTTCTTTTAACTGACCCTTTAGATCAGCCAGAGATGTTTTAAGCACATCTCGAAGCTCAAATAATTCACGACTTTCCATGTCGATCCCTTTCCGCTTGTTACTAGAGTCCCAACTATAACCATATGGTGTGGGGAAGTGTCAAGAACTTTTTTTAGATAATTTTTTTTATATTAACTATTGACATCCCACTTAGTATGGGATATAGTGGTATTAACACAGATGAAGGTTTCCTTCTATTTCTCTAATACTCTGAAAGGAGTACGCCATGTCTACTACCATTCCATTCGGGGTCAGCTTTCGCGGAAAGCCTGACTACACCTCCAGTGAAGTTTCACACTTCATTGAGTGTGCTGACAATGTGGGGTCACAGGCTCTACGAGATCAGTACGTTGCTTTTCTCGAAGACTTCTTGTCTGGGAAAATCAAGCCATCAACTCAGGTTGATTTTAATATGTTGTGCTTCTTCTACAGTGATGTGGATAACCGCGCTGACATTGACTATCGTGAGGGTCATTGGGATGATGAGCCTACGATTTTAGCAGGAGGCAAATACTTTGACAGTATTGCCAAGAAGCTAAAGACGCACATTGCCAAATACAAATAATGATTGGGGGGGCCTAGCCCCCCTTCTTCGACAACAGAATATCAATCCCCAGACAAGCCTTCATTAACTTCTTCTTCAGCTTGAACTCAGGCGTCTCAACGCCCTTGGCATCGTCAACAATATAATGCCACACGCCATCCTTGTCTTCTCTGCTATAACAGAAGTCAGCAACGTAGGCGCATATCTTCTGATCATTGACCATCAAGTTAAAGCGAACCTGTAGCTCAAGGTCTTTGATCGTTCCCGCACGTTCGAGCGACTTGAGGTATAGATACCGCTCGCCTTCCCACTTAGAATCAAACTTGATACCTTGGATGGTAACTTTCTTGTTTCCGTATTTGGGTCTTGACCCACGCAGCTTGGGATTATATACATTAGGGAAAGTCATTTATGGGAAGGAAACCTCATGCCAAACCCCGGAAAATATAAGTCCGTAGGCGTATCTATAGAAGCGTATGATAAACTGGTATTTATCGCGGAGCACGAAGATCGTGCTATAGGACGCCAGCTTTCACGTATGATAGAAGAAACCTACGGTGATATTAGCTCTCATGTCAACACAAAGAGCAAAGTCCCGCTACCAATGGCAACGGGAATTGGTGGTCTGTCTTCTGTCTTAGAGGACTAAAGCAGTCCCGCGTTACCCAGTCCGCCTAACAATGTTGCGGCTAGTGCTGGGTTTTGCCTGACGCGATCCCTAAGTGATCCTGAAGAAGATGGCGTTGCTACATTTGTTGTTGGCATATCGGGCATGTATGCCAAAGGTTCTATTGTTGGTACTGGCATATTTGTTCGGGAAGGATTAGGTTTGTTTAGCTTAGACTTAAAGCCTTCC